TTCCGATTACCACGCTGGTTTTGAAATAACCCGATCTTAGGAAGTTGCCTGCCGCAATACCCAAATCGTATGCATTATCCGTATCCGGAGTATAGTTCTGATTAACCGCTGATAAGTCTGCACCACCTCCACCTGACTGTGCTACCCAATCATAGTCTGAACCTGTCCAACTTAATACTTCACCGGATGATGCTGTGCCAGTGTTTAGATGTGCATCCACATTTGTATCTGCATAAGCACTTGGTATTGTAGGTTGGTTTGATAAACTATTATAGTCACCATCAAAGGCATCTGTAATTCCATAACCTGCGATTGTAGTCGGTGTTGATGTTAAATCTGCAAATGCTACACTTGTAACTGGAGTATTAATTAAATCATTATAATCACCTGAAGTTGCTACTGATGATAATGTAGGTGCTCCAGAAAGTACACTATATGGAATTGTTCCGTTAACACCATCTACAAGTAATGTTGAATTATCAGCAAAAACTGATCCTACTAAGTCACCATCTACAGGACCTGTATGTGTTCCTACTGTATTGTTGTTAAGTGTTCCGCTTACTACTGAAGCAGGAATAATACCATTAATAGCATCTACAAGTAGAGTGCTATCATCTGCAAATATACTTCCTTTGGTGTCTTGTACCTGTGCAACAGTACCATCTTCGAGTACAGTTACTTTTCCATACAATTCTGTAAAGTTATCATTTGCTTTACTAAATGCTGTACGTATCGGATCACCATCCCCTTTATTAGCACTTGATCCAATGTTTATAATTCTCTGTGCCATTATACTCTCCCTACCACTGCTTCAACTGTGCCATATCCGGGATCGTCTTTGGCTTGTAATGCTTTACCAATTACTGTTCCAACTTTTGGATCGTTGTTTACTATTGCATAACCTGGAATACTTGCTGTAACTAACAAGTCTCCTTTCTTAACAATACCTACAACATTTACAGGAACTCTACCCTGTAATGCAATCGCTGTAACAAACTCGCCCTCTGCACCTGCGTTCATTAAATAACCAGGTTTTTCTGAAACAACACCTGCTACTCTTCTGTCGTCTTTTAATTTAGTTACGGTAATTTCTTGCTCGCCACCAAATATTACTACACTACCGATTTCATAATTAGCATCAGCCAAATAGTTCTCTGCCAAGTCAGCGTACAATGCTGTGTTTGCCTGAGCACTTGTTTCAATAGCAAATACCCTATTAAATTTAAGTGAAGAAGAACCTAAATCGTAAATATCACCTGTTCCTGGTAAAAGTGCTGTGTTAGTAACTACTAATGTTTGATCGCCATTAGTTACAAAACCAATTTGATCTGCATTTGAAAACCCAGTGCCAGCGCCAATAGCAATACCTGTTCCGTTGCCATCTGCTTCGCTCGGTGCTTCAATAAAGTGTGAATACATCCAATCTGCGGAAACATAATTTTCACCTGCATACGAACTGTTTGTTTGGAAGGTACTTTCTGTTGCTCTACTTGCACCAATGTTTAGGTTACCAGTCATTGAGTTATTAGTAACTCCACCGCCTGTTGTTTGTGAACTTAAGAATAATGTTGATCCTGGATTTGTAAAGTTAACAGTTGTACCTGATGTGTCAATAATTCTTGAACTGTCAACTTCTAATGCCTGTACATTAATTGAACCATCTGTATGTGTTTTAACAATTGAACTTGGAGCACCACTTGTAGTAAATGTACCACCTTGGTTAACAATAGTTGCAAAAGGAATTGCACTTACATCACCGTCGGAACTATCACCTACTGCTCTACCAACTACAGTTTCGTCTGGAATATTAGCAAGTTTAGTAATTGCTAACTGTCCTTCGTCAATGCTAATAAAGCCGTTGTTGCTACTAAAGACAGCACTGTCAAATACAGCAATACCTAAATTATTTTGAGTAATACCAGCGGCAGTTGATCTAACACCAGCGGCATTCATGTTTAGTTTGCTTTGTGCAATCTGCGCCCCTGTGTTTACATCTGCGTTTACAATACTACCATCTGCAATTCCAGTTGATACAGTTTTGTCTACAGCATTATAAGTAAACTCAAAATATCCTGTTGGTGTAGCAGTGTCCCATTCAGATCCTGTCCATACAATAATGTCGTTAGCATTTCTAGCACCATCAGCACCAGTGCCATACATTAATGAATCACCAAATGGCGTTCTAGCATCTACATAACGTTTGTTAGTAGCATCAAACTCATTGCCCGGATCTCCTAGTGCAGTAATCTTGTTACTTGCCATATTAAGGTTGTCTTCCATTGACAATGATCCGTCACGAGCAATAAAGCCAGCGCCAATTGGATTAGTTACTGAAAGAGAATCTTTATTAATACCTAAACGTCTATCTACATAGCCACGCACTGCTGATTCAGTTGGAGCCGAGTCAACAGCATTATCTGTCATTCCATCATCACTTGAGAATTCAGTAATAACAACACCACGTTTAAATCCAATACCGTCCAAATTACTCAATGCAATACTTGCCGCAAATGTAACTCGTCCTGTACCTTGGTCAACTGTAAAGAATCTACCTACACGGAAGAAACCATCTTGGTCAGTTGACACGTAGAACACTCTACCTTTGTCACGTTCTTGTACTTCGTTTGCTTGTTGCGGCGCTTGTGGTGCACCGTAAATTTTATTCGGATAGTTAGAAGTATTAAATCCACCTGATCCAATATCGTTAAAGTCGTGTCCAGTTGCTCTACATACTGAAATATTAACTGTTAACCCTGCGTTCTCACCACCATCTAATCCAACTCTTAGTGTTCTAGTTAGTGTTGCTGTTTGTAAACTACTCTGTAGACCAGTTGCTACAACAGCATCGCCTAGTACTGCATCGTTAATATTGTTTTTATCTTCAATTTCAATGATACCATATGTTACCTTGTCGGAGTAATTTAAAATCCTATGAACTTTACCATCCCAAGCAAAAAGCATATCACCGTTGTTAAGTCTATTAATTTCTGATTGTTCAGTTAATTTTGTAACAGCAATAGCAGTGTCACCTACTGTTGCTCCGTGTGTTGTACCTGTTCCAGCAAATGCTGTTCCTGCAACATTATTTTGGTCTACAACTAATCTAATATAATCATAATTTGAATCAAATGTAACTAACTGTTGATTAGCACCACTAAGAACATTACCAACTGAGTCAGCACTACCGTATGCAATAGTTCTATAAGTAAAATCATCTTGTTCATCAAATACAATAGCAGTTGAAGGTCTAATAACAGCAACCTGTTTCAAGTCATCAAATATAAAGTTTTGTAATGATCTTATTTGAACTTTGTCATGAATGGCTAAGGCCGCAGTTAGTCCTTCATTACCTGTAATGTTTAGTTTATAAACATTAATATTTCTAGAAGCACCAGGAACAGTTACTTCAGTTTTTTGAATACTTGCTACTTCGTATCTAACTGTACCAATAGTTGGTCCGTGATCAACTTCAAGTTCTGAAACGTTAGTTGGAATAAAATCAACATCGTAGACGTAAACAATATTTTTGCCTGCTTCGTTTAAGTATGTAACACCGTCATCATATACACGAGCAACTTGCACCATTGGATCTAACAAAGTAATCTGATCAATAACTTCGTTTGGATCTGAACCTGCCGCAACCAAACCATAGTTACCGTTTGAGTTAGAACCGTTTAGTGATCTAATCTGTGAACCATTGTTTGCCATATATGCCGCATGGTTATAATATGTAAACGTTGAAACTTGTTCTGATAGTGCTCCGTTATTACACACAATACCATAACCTAAATCGTTAACCTGTGTGTAGTCGTTTGCTAACATTGAAGTATTACCAGCGGATTGTAATACAATATCTGTAAAGTCTGCAAAAGTAAATCCTGCACCATCACCTGATGTTGGATTTAGGAATAATGTTGCAGTACCTGCCGCCTGGTCATAATTTGTAACAGCATCAACTTGATAACGTATACCTTGAATATAAAATGGACAAGGTGTTTCAGGACGTCGTTTTCTTAGTCCACTGCCAATACCGCTTGAAACATTAAGTGTAAACGGATCATCTTTAGAAAGTACAGTACACGTTAAGTTTGCTGTAAATGCATCAATGTACATACCACCTCTAAATGCTTGCTCATTTTTACTCTTACTAAATGAACCACAAACCTGTACATAAGGTGATTTAATTAGAATTTGTCCATCTGGATCAAGTACTTGAGCAAAGCCACCATGTCCTTGCATTGTTACGTTCATAATTCTGTTTGAATCATTCATCATAAACACATCAATGTCTTGGTTATTTTTCGGTGGGTTATAATTTACATCAAACGCAAATTTAATACAGTCAACTAATCCTTCCATATTAGTTTGCGAGCCTGCCTCCGCTACTGAATCAGCAGTTGTATTCTGTGCAACATTTGATTGTAACGATGCTCCAAATGGAGTTTTAGTTAATACTGCCGCACCAACTGTTTTGATATAGTTAATAGCATCAACGGTTTCGTTTTCTTGTCCTGATACAGCACCTAAGTAGTATGCTGTTTGATTCGCCAACGATTCTGTTCTACCGCCTGTTTTTAAATCAAGTACAAGTCCGTCAACAATAAGTCCAGTGTCTCTTCTACATTTTGATTCATTGTATCCAAGTGCCGGATAAGTTGTATTAATATATGCAATAATTTCTTCAACAATAAATTGTTTGTTTAACTGAATTAGTTTTGCCGCACCAAAGAACTCTCCGGGATTGCTAATACCGTTTGCGCCAACGTTAATTTCTTTAGTTGGATTTACTGTATAATGATAACCATAACGTGGATCAATTAAGTCTGGAAGATTAGCAAGTCCGTTGGAAACAACATCAATAAGTGAATCCATAAGTTCTTCTGCTCTAGTAGCAGTGCCGGCTTCTGCTTGATAAACTGTATCACGATATTGTGCTGTAATAACTTGTAATTCAGCAAAGTCAACTTGCGGAATAATATAGTCAACAACTAGACTTTTTGTAAATTCAAGCGCCGCCGCAGTTTGTGCTTCCTGACCATTAATTAAACTCTGTGTACCTACATAATATTTTGCCGCGTTTTCGTAAGTTTTAGCATTACCGTTATATTTCAAATCGTGTGCAATACCGTCAAGGATAATGCCGGTGTCACGTTCACATTTTGCTTCGTTATATGTAAAGCCATCAAAAAGTGATCCCGGAGTTGCTGTAGCAATTTCATTAGCGATCCAAGCAATAGTTTCGTCTTTAACAAATTCTTTGTTACGATTAATAATTTCAACAGCATCTAAGTTTCCAGTTGGAATTAAATCAAGTCCGTCAAAGTTTGCATCTCTATAAAAATAAGTATTTGCCCACTTAGACTGTGATCCTCTATTCTTTGGTCTAATTAAACAACGTCTAAAGTCTGTTCCTTTAATTGAACAGTTTGCAGGAAGTCTAATTGGATAGTCTTCATAAAATGTTCCTGATTCAACATGAATACAAATTTGTTTTGTTAGTGCAAAGTTACCATATTCAAGTTCTTCACCATCAACAAATTGTCTTGGTTCAATTAAGAATATACGTAATATATCTTCGTTAGAACCTCTAGTATATTTTACAATTCTACCTAATGCACCTGAAGTTCTACCACGTATAATTTTTCCTGGAAGAATATCTACGTTAGATCCAATACCTTGGTCAACATAACCTTGGCCACCGTTTGAAATATTAAGAGTAATTGTTGAACCTTCAACTAGTGCTGTTGTATTAAGTACACCTAATCCATTTTCGATAATGTTAGTTGTAACATCAATCTTTGCAAGAACAGCATTTCTAGTTGTAGAATTAACTATTTGTCCAGTATCAATAACTTGTTCGATTCCGTGTGTGTTTCTTACAGGAGTTACTGTACCATTTTGTAAAATAGTATTAATAATCAACTTACCGTAGTTAATACCAGCAAGTGTTTGTGATAATTGGGTAGTTCTTGCAATCTGTCCTGATACTGAGTTAAAATATCTTTTACCTGCTTGGATAGCATGGAAGTTAGAATTTAATCCGTTTTCAATATCAATTGATAATCCTTCAACAATATAACCCATGTCGCGTTCGCATAACTCTTGATTATATTGGAAGTCTGGATATGTTGCACTAACATATGCAACAATTTCTTTTTTAATAAAATCTAAGTTATCTAATAGTAGATTTCTTGCAGGTATACCATCTAAGTTTGATGAAGTAACATTCTGACTTGTGATAACTGAATTGTTATCGCCTTCGTTATATGTTACTGTTTGTAAGTATGCACCTGGCTCTAATGGACTTGTTGAAATAATTTCTTCTGCTTTCTCAGCCGCTTTACCAATCGTTTTATAAGCAAATTGTAAACTACGTCCTTCTTTACCTACTGGTGAAAATTCTTGCTCATCATCACCATTAGTTCTAACATATAAATCTACAATACTTGTAAAACTTGAATTGTCTACATAAAACTTTGTAGCCGCCTGTAAGTCATCAACATCATTGGGTGTACCACTACCTGATAAATTGCCTGGGTGGTCATGTAGATAAAGTGCGCCAGTCATGTCATCACCTTGTCTACGTACAGTAGCACTTCTTGGTAATGCTTCTGTACTTAGGTATGTTCCATACAATGCTGAATCATAATCAGCATCAACAAGTGAATGTGTGCCACCTGGATTTCCTGCTACACCTGCATTTGCTAAAATTCTATTTGTATCAGCAATAGCATCTGCTGGTGTCGGGTGTACACTTAATGTATTTGCATTTACATAACGTACATAATAAGTTGAATTCTCTAATAAGTTAGTTGCAGGTGTTCCGCCTGATGATACTTGATATTTAAAACCTTGTCCGTCAACACCATGATCGTATCCATGAGCAACAATAATTAAATTGTTGTTAGTAAAACTACCAATAGTTAAAGTGTACTCTGTTGCATCTACTGGAGCAGAACGCATTCTGTTTGCAATACCTTTTTGTTGGTATGCTATATCGTTATATTTTTTATCAGGAACAAGATCGTGTACTTGAATATCTGATCCAGGATGTGTTGTATTAAAGTCAACCGCCGCTTGGTCTGTTATAGGACCAATGTTACCAAGGGTGTAGTTTCCTGAACCGTTTAGCCAGTTACCGATTGTAGGTTGTAAGTCTGAACTAATTGATCCACCGCTATTTGTAATAACAAGTTCGCTAGGGTCGGTGTTATCAATTAAAATACCTGGACCACCTACAACATTTTTCATTAATAGTTCCGAACCGCTATCATTCGAAACTGGAATTTTATTTGCGCCTAATTCATCTGGTGTATCTGATAGTGCTGTAAAACGGATTGTTCCACCTTGTCCAAACACTGCATACAGTTCTGAAAAGTTTTCATTTGTTTTGCTAAATGCATCACGGATACTATCCCCAGTTCCGTCATTACCCTCAACACCTATATTAATAATCTTTTTTGGCATATTGACCCCTAAAATCCTACGCTTTCACCACAACCACAACTTGCCGTTGATGCTGGGTTTGTAATTGAGAAGTATGATCCAAATACTTCTTTTTTGTAATCAATAGTACTACCTACCAAGTACATAACGCTAGTTCCGTCTATTATAAACTTACCTTTTGGTAAATCTATAATTTCGTCTCCTGATTCGATACTATCATCTAGTGTCCAATCATACTTAAAACCAGCACATCCACCGCCTTTAACTGCTAATCGAACTGCTTGTGTGCTATGTTCTTTTAGCATTTGCACCATTTGTTCTTTAGCGGAATCTGTTATCTTAACTAAGTCTGGCATACTACTACCTCTTCTAATGTATTTATTAATATTTTTGCAAACCGAATGTAATTATATAAATATTTGCGTATGTTTTTAAGAATTGAAAAAGAATTAAAGTTTTATATCCGTCGATCTAAAAAGGGTAAAACACACCCGTATAAGCGTGAACGAACTATAGCGATATTTGAGTGTGACGATTGTCACCAAGAATTTAAACGTGATAAAGGAAAAATAGATCCTAAACGTTTAGATAATTCTTATAACCACGTGTGTCCAAACTGCGACCCTAAACGATTTGCACAAAAGAAAGGCGTCGAACAAAGACGCAGATTGAACACAACTGTGGATAGTTTGATTACAATTGACGAGATTATTCAGACTTCCAAATAGTCCAAGCACCATATGCGATTGCCGCATAGGCTAGTAAACCTGCCAAAGGTTTTGCAATTAGTACTACAATACCTAATGCAATTAAAGCCGCACCGTCCCAAGAAGTTCTTTCTGTGAAACGATCTGAAACCCAAGATTTAAATTTATCTAACATATTATTTCCCTTTCATATGATTATGCAATTGATTAACTAGTTTATCTTTAGTTAATCTCTTGTCAAGTTCAACACCGTTTTCACGGCCTAACTTTTCCAACCCGGCTTTTGTTAACTTTTTTAACTCAGCCTTTGAAGGTACTTTTGTTGCTTGTTTCTGTGCTTCTTTTTTAGCAACATGGTCGGAAATTTTAGTAGGTTGAGAATCTTCCTCACCCATACCAAAAATTTTCTTTAAAAAACTAATCATTTTATTCTCCGTTTGTAAGTGTAATTACCCCACAAGCAAGTCTATCACCGGCATTTCCGGTTTTTAGCGATTCTTCATCTCCTCCCTTGCCGAGGTCATCTTCATCTTTATGAACTACTACTGCTCTGCCAACAACACTTCTTTCACCGATTAAATCAATGCGTTCTGCTTTGATAGTAAACTCTGCGATCCCGTTCGAGTTTGCGGTAATGTTGCCTAGATCTCCGACATGGCCTGATTTAAGATCGCCATGCTCCACGTTGTCGGGATTGTAATGACCTCCCGCACTTTCACAACCTTTGGATAGATCTCCAAATTCATGAATATGAAATCCATGCTCTCCTTCACTTAACCCAGTTATTCGACCCTTTACAAGAGTGGCTGTGCCTGGTCCTTGCATAAAGAGTATTTTGCCTTTTACTTCGTCTGAGTGGACTAGGTCCGCAACAGCAACTATAGGCGTGTCAGATTCTGACAACTGCTTTATACTTTCGCACTGACAAGTTCGAGAGCGTGTTCGTTCACAATTTTTGATTTGTTTAAATCGCATACAGTATTTAGCCAGTGTTTATATAGTCTTGCACTAGCAAGGTTCTTGCATTTAGACTCTACCATAATATCTGCGTAATCCCAGAATGACAATGCCCAGTCATTTACGGCATTGTTCCACATAAAGTCTGAATGTGCTCTTAGTTTTTGTTTCTTGTAGCCTTCTAATAATAACATATCCATAGTAGGCTTCTTATTAGGATCGTGATCTATAAGCAGATCTTCACGTGATACTGAATAATGAATGACAGGACGAACACCACGCCAACTATCTACTATGCGACTAAATCTATCGTCGGTTGGTAGAATGTATTCTCCACTAGCGACCCAGTGGTGGTGTATGTCAAGAACCAGTGCGACGTGGTTGGCAAGTTCGAGGCTTGCGTCGATGCCCCACGACATTTCGTCGTTCTCAATAGTAATACAGTTTCGTGCTTCTGAAGACAGTCTTGGAAGGACGTTGATGATACCGGCTGGACCGCGTCTGCCTGAGATGTGGACGTTACATTTGAAGTCTTGCCAATTTTTACCGTAACCCATCCACCGAATAATGTCCGTGTGATATTCAAATTCTTCTATGCTCCTATTAACTATGTCGTCGGAATCGCTAGCCAACACAGTAAACTGGCCAGGATGCATACTAAGCCTAACGTCCAACGACCTTGCGAGGGCACCAACCCTTGCGAAATGCTTTTCGCAATAAGCGACCACATCAGGTAGTTTCCAATAATAGCACCAGTCAGACTGAGTGTATACAGGAAGGCAATCACTGCCGAGTCGAACCATTCGTAATTCATGTGGTAAACTCCCTACGTATTCAATCAAGTTGTAGTATGACTGAATGTTATGCACCATGATGTCCCACAGCCGTTCCTCAGCAACATCACGTGTTTGTCTATTAAGCCACTGAACTGTAGTTGATCGAGTATTCAGTGGACGTTGAATTTCTTCTAGTAGTTTCTTCTTCTGCGTTTGGTCCTGATGCATATATTTGCAAGCAAAGCCTATACGGTTATATTTTCCAGTCAAATTCATCTTTTAATATTTTCCAAGTTTCTTTATAGTCTTTTATATTATAACAGAAACCTAAGTCTTTGTCAATAATTTCTTTCTTTAACGGATAGTCGTTACCATTCTTAAACATTGCATCACCAAAGAAGTGTAAGATATCATTTTTTGGATCAAAATCTTTTACAATTTGGCTTTTGTTATTTCCCTTTTCAAAAATATCTATTCCAGTTTCTCCGCCTACTACTGCTTGTAGATTTGGAAAGGCTACATTAAATTTGCTTGCAATGTAACTGCGTTCTTCTTTTTTTGAATCCCATTCAACATACAGTTTGCGTTCACCTAGTGTAGCATTACGACCCACAACACTAAAGTTACACATACCTGGGCGGTGTTCGAAGTGCAATCCTGTTCTTAATGGAAATTCACTTGCAGTTAGATGATCAGTTAAGTATTCTTGTGCTTCTTCCGGAAGTGTCCAGTCGGTAGAAAGGATGTTCTTACCGCGTTCCCAAACATCACTACCAGAACAGTTATATACCCTTTCAACATTCTCACAAATAGTTTTGCCTACTTGCTCAACTGTTTTAGGGTAATCACTTCCAGTAATAAGGTACACATAATTTGAATAGGTAAACTCTAAAAACCACCGTTGGAAGTCAGCGTCAATACCTTGTCGGCTTGGTGTAAGTGTTCCGTCTACATCAAATATAAATCTATTAACCATTTTTTACATTTTCAATTCGTTTGCGTAATCCACTTGTACTAAATGAATGTTGTCGCTTATTATAGTATAGTTCAATACCTTTGTCAATGCATAACTGTTTGCCTGTATAGTCGTTTGGCTTATATTCTTCACCAATAAATCTTATATCAATCTT